GCGCAATCATTAAGATTTGTCTTGTAGGGGCCCGTTCCGTTTATGGTTTTCAACTTCTCACACAGGGCTTTTACTATTGAAGTTCTCTTAGACATTGACTGCCCTCATACGGTTGGCTACTTGAGCACCTGCAAGTTCGCGGATACTTTTGGAGATTAGAAGTTTTGGATCGCGTGAGCGCGGGTTCTGTTGACGACCGCCTTGTGAGAAGGTTGAGTACGGGTTTTTCATGTAGCTGTAAAAAGCGGTTAACATACCTTGACGACTTTCGCTCAATCTCTCAACCTTTGCTGAACTAGCAAATCGGCCCGTTTGGTAATTCAATACATCTCTGCGATTTCCGGTGCCCATGTTGCGTTTGATTTGTTCTAGTAGCTGAGAGTTTATCAAATTTAGTAAGCTGGCTAAATTTATCATAGAGGATGTTTTTGGAGGGTATTTTTTAGATCCACTAGAATATTTTATATTTACTGATTTGGATCTAGGAGTACTGCCCCCTTTGGTTTTTGTATTTAAAGATCTACTAGTTTTAGTACTACTTGTAGCACTTACGAGTCTTTGTTTTACATTATTCTTACTAGAACTTTGAGCAGTATATTCTTTACCCATTAAGGCCTGCATTAGGCCTGTTTTTATATTTTCTAGTAAACTGGGGGAAGCGGAACTGTTTGGTATGTTTTCGACAAATGCTTTTTGAACAGTACCTTTTTTATCTTGAAACTTCTTAAGTATAGCATTTTTAATATTAGTTTCATATTTTTTAACAATTGCACGTTCTGCTGCATTTAGCTTTTTAGTATTTAAAGCTGCTGGCATAGATATAGCTATAGCAAACTGTAAATCTATCAGACCACCAGAAGCTCTTCTTCCAAAAGAACTTAAGAATTCTACGTCATAATTAATATCTGCATATAAATTTCCAAGCTCTATTTCTAGATCTTGAGCTTCTTGCATATTTAGAGTTTGCTGAGCAACTTGTGCACTAGGCATATTTACACCTAGTAGTTCTTTTCCAGATGTGCCTTTAATAAATGCTGCTGTATGTCCGGCATTTATTAAGTCTCCGAATTTAAGTCCGGTGCCTTTAGAACCACCTTCTCTAATTGCTCTTATTATCAAAGTATTTTTATTACTCAAAAATACCAATAATGCTGCCTCTAAGTTTTTATTTACAGCATCGACGGCTGCTTTAAAACTATTTGCTACTACTACTACGCTTAAACTATTAGGTAATTTTACAACTTTATCAGTGGCAATAAAAGTACTAATTGATTGGAGTTTTTCTCTGAGCTTCTTTCCTAGTTCTATGCCTTTAAGTTCTATTTTGGAGTATTCGAAATCTCCAGTTCCTCTAGAATTCATTATGTCGGCTACATCTTTTATATATTGCCGATATATTCCATTTATTTGATCGTAGAAAACTTTTCTAAAACTATTCTTTTCGAGTGCTTGTCTGCGTGGACCCTCATCAAAACCTATGCCACTAATAGCACCGGTATTTTTTACTATGCTAGAGGTTCCCTCATTGAGAGATTTGTACAATGCATCAGCAAGATCATTTACTGTTCCTGGTTCCTGCATTGCAGCGTATACTATATCTACAATATCAACATCTTCACCTTCGTTTATAACTGTTTCTTGAAACATCTGCAGTACTCGTTCTTTACCACCATATGTAGCTTCTACTTTATTTAGAGTACCGTATTCTTTTTTTGTAGCTTTTTTAGAAAGTTCTAATACTATTGTTTGTGCGATATCCTGACAGTCTACTATATAAACTGCGGGGGTATTTTCAGTAATAAATTCTCTAAAATTACTCGATGCTTCTGTTAGCTTTCTTATAATTCTTGAATACTTCTCTTGTAGTTCTTTATTTATTTCTTTTTCCATGCCTGCGGTACGCCCGCCCAGTATTAGATCAAGTAATCTTTTTACTGATATTTTTCTATTTCTTACTGCCATATCAGTTATAATTCAATACGTATAGGTCTAAGACCCTTTTAATATGCCCAGGCAGGTTGCTCTGGTTAAGGTACTGAACCTGAGCGTTTCCGGTAGTAACTGCAATTTGACTCTGTACAGCACCTTGATTTTTCATGTAGTAGGTAACCAAGTCCAATACTGCTAACTTCAAGTCTTCTGGGATGGTCTCATAACCAGCTGTGTAGGTGACGCGATAGCCGTTGATCAAGTAGGGAAACTCAGCTCTGTTAATGGGTAGGATTTGTTGATTTTGATTGTCCAATGCCCAGTCTGAGAACTCTACCAAGTCAGTATAGCTCTGACCATAATTCTCACTCTTTTCAATACCTGAGATAGCTATAATAGGCGCTTCACCTAATAACAAACAAGTACCGCCGTTCAGTACCTCAGTCTTGGCATCATCAACCCAGTCCACAAATGTACGACGGCAGATGTTTTTAACAAATTCTGAAACCTTTGGGATGATTGTTGCGATCTCTACATCCTGGGTGGTACTGGTGATACCTTCATAAGCTTTGTATTCTTGTAAGGTTATTAAGTTTGCACCCATTACACACTCCTTTTAGTTTTTCCAAAGGGCTGTGTTCAACCCTTTGGAAAAACCGGGGACTAAAAAGTCCCCAGTTTTATTAATATCAGGTCGCTCCGTTGACGTAACGTAGGGTGCTTACTGCAGGTCCTAGGTTAGTTGTTAACTGAGTTAGACCAGTACGTAGTGAAGCCACTAGTACACGGCTCTGACGCTCTGTTAGTGTGTCTGTGTCAACACGTAGACCACGCTGGTTGCCTACCAAGAAGTTGGCAGGTGCAAAGCAGAAGGCTGCAATGTTAGTACTTGCGCCGTCGGCTGCTTCAGCGATTGCTGGGAACTCGCCACTTACAACTACTGGTGTGTTGGCAATACTACCAATCTGACCAGTTAGTAGAGTAGCACGATCACCGATCTTGTCTACAGTCATGAAGTTGGTGTCGTCTAACAGATTGTAGTATGTTTCTGTGTTAACTACATAAACCAGCTCACTAGGCTCTAGACCCCAAGCTCCCAAGTCCTTGCGAAGGGCTCTCATCTTGGCGATAGTTACAGGGTTTGCACTGTCGATTTGAACAGCACTTGCACTGTCGTACATTGAAATACCCTTGACTGGATCTGCACCTGCACCTGCACCGTTGATGAAAGCTGCATCTACACCACGTGCAACACGGCGCAGCATAGCATCACGAACGATAGGTAGTAACACTAGAATTGAATCCTCTTCTTCTTCAAGAGCCATATACTCGCGTGTGGCTAGCTTGAATGAATTTAGAGTGATTTCTTTTAGTACATGAGTGTCTGTGCTACCAGAACTGTTGTTGTTTGAATTACCAAAGTCACTGTTGATAACCCATGTAGCCTTGCCAGCTTCTGGGTTTAGAGGCATTCTCATCACATTGGTCTGCATTGCAACGTTGCGAAGCAGTGGAGCCATCACTAAACGGCGACGTACTTCGTCTTCCATGGTTGTAGAAACTTCAGTTTCCCACAGAGAAGCAGGAGCAGTGATAATACCAGTTGTATTGCTGCCACCACCAAGGTGACCACCGGCCTTTTCAACTACCATCTTACCATAACGTGTAGACTCTAGAGACTTGCCAGTTACCTTGCTAAGCAACACGGCCATTTCACGCTCCTTGTAGGAGGTGCTGTCGTTCTTTGACTTGTCGCCAAAAGCCATCTTTGAAGTCTGTAGAGCCTTCAATTCGTCGGCCTTTTCCTTTAGAACGGCTTCTAGACCTTCTAGAGCGCTCTTTTGAGCGGCGCGTTCAGTTTCGAAACGCTTTTCAACTTCGGCTAACAGCTTTTCTGTACCGCTCTGACCAACTTGGATCTGAGCTTCTACAGCAGCCTTAACGATGCCATTGATTTCAGCCTGACGGGCTGTTTCTTGTGCTTTGGCATCTGCCAGAGCTTTTTGACGGGCTTCTAGGGCCACGGTAGCTTGTTCGGCAGCTTCACGAGCAGCTTGGGCAAGCATTTGCTTGATTTCTTCTGGATTCATATTCCATTCCTTTTTAATGTCGCGATCTGACTCTGTTACCTTCTCTAGCCCTTTAGCTGATTGGTCTTGAGTTGCAAATTGCTCTTTGTAACGCTTGTAATCGTCAGCACTATCAAATGCTTTACTTAAATCAAAAACAGTGTTTTGATTTGCAGGTACTGAAACGACAGAAATTTCTACCAGTTCCAATTCCTTGATTAAAAACACTTCAGCGGCTGAGTTGTACTCAGCGTCCAACACCCTGAAGCCGATAGAAAAAGCTGTAAGAATTCCGTCTTTGATAAGTTGGAACTGCTTGGCAGCTGTTGAAATTCTTGCTTTTATCCATAACCCCTTGCCATCCGTTTTATGCTCAGTCATACGTCCGATCGGATTGCTGTGATCGTGGTAGGCTAAGATAATAGGATTTTTAAGGTAGTTAGTCATGCCTTTTTCCCAGACTGAACTGGGAACAACATCTCCTTGGCGATCTACGTCTGTGGTACTTGC